AATTGATGCAGATATTTCCACACTGTCATATAGTCCGGATACATTTTGTAACCAGTTCTGTCAGGATCGCCTTTCGGCAGATGCGCCTCTATTTCCTCACATTGGTCAAAAATCCGATCAAGCGCATCAATCGCCGCCTGTCTGTCGATTAAGTCCGCCATCTTCCTCGCTCCTTTCCATCTTCGCACCGCAGTACCAGCAATATCTGACATTGATCCACGGTCTGAACTCCTGTATTCTTCCGCACCGAGAACAGCGGTATGTGTTGCACTTTCCGGGCGTTTCAACTTCGAGCTTCCAGACGGCGTGCTTTTCGTAAGGGTCTCCGCCGTCACCAAAAGCCAGCCATCCGGGTTGTACTCCGAGGGCTTGTGCCACTTTGCCGATTGCCGTTACTCTCGGTTCGGCAAGCTGATCGTGCTCCGCCTTGTAGATGTAAGGCACAGAGACTTTAGCTTTCCTCGCCAGCTCCTGCATCGACATTCCTTTGCACTTTCTCGCCGCCATCAGTCTCTTTCCGTACGTGTCCATCTTTCGCCATCCTTTCCATGAAGTCTTTTCTGGACAGCCGTTCCCATCGCTTTTCGTCAGGAACGGCCTTTTTCTTCTTTTCTGCTTGCTCAATCCTTCTGTAGTGATCGTCAAGCCAAGTCGGTTTCGACATCGGGAACGGCATTGTCTTTCCTCCCGTTATAGTAGCTGTTTCGATATTCCTGTTTTTTCTTCTCATAGTCTTTCCTGTACTCAGTCAGGATGTAGACCTTAGTCCTCGCCCGAGTGTTGTATATCTTTTCCAGCACCTCAACCGCCTGTGTTACACTCACAACCGGGACAATATCGAGATTGTGCTTTTTGACCATTTCAAGCATTTTCTTGTTATCCACAGCCGGGCAATCATAGCAGAACGCAAGTGCCACAAAGTAATTGCTCCGATACCCGGCTTTATTCCCTATTGCCCCATCAAACAGGTTGATGTATTCGAGGGCTTTCTGCCCGTTTGAATACTGTTCAGCAGTGCAGGTGAATTTCCCTGCCTTGATAAATTCATTGATCTGCGAAGCTCCCCTCAATGCATAGGCTATCGGCTTCAGCGTCAAAGTCTTCCCGTACCTGTCGTAAAGGATTTTCAGGTACTTATACGATGTGTTGCCGAGTTCCGCATAGCAGTTGATGTAGTCCTCCATCTTCCAGTTTGTCTGTTTGATGTTCAGCTGGATGCACTCGTCAACCCCTGCCCCCATTGCAACGACGTAGTGAACCGGGAGACCCAGTTTTTCGAGTGCGACCCGCCGGGCTTGTCCGTCGATGATCTCCATCTTTTCATTGACAATAATCGGAGACATAACATACCCGACAGTCTGAATACTCTCAATCACGGCATTGACCCGTGACTGCTCAATACTCCGATTCCCAAGCAGGTGCTTGAACTTCCAGTAGTCCTTTGTCTCGTAAACGTACCCAACTTTCGTGCTCATGTGTGATTTTCCTCCTGTTTTTTACTTTATTCCGAACGGCAGTTCGTCGTCGTCCTCGTCCTCGTCTGCGGAAACCGCATTTTTCATGTAGTCCTCGTAGCTCATTCCACCAGTATGCTCGACAAAGTAAGAACCCTTTCTCTGCTCCTGCTTCACGGGCTTCGCCTGCGGCTGTTCCTTGTCTTTCCTCGCCCACGCCCGTATAGTTGCAAGATAGTTCTTGTAAGTTTTTCCCGTCTGGGCTATATACTCGCTCAGCCGTTCGATTCTATCCTGCCAGTCGTTCGGGAACTCGGCTTTCAGCTTTCCAAGATCATCGTCAGAAAGAAGAACGTTCTTGTACTCACCATATTTGTGCCGGGTGGGCTTTCTCTCTATATCTCTTTCTTCTGATTCTTCTTCTTTTTCTTTATTCTTTCTTCTTTCTTCTTGTGTATTTACGTCACATTTACGTAAACCTTTACGCAAAACATTTACGTCATTATTTACGCTGTCGGGATTCGCAAGGGATTTCTGCTTCGCCCGGTATTCCCGGTGATAATTCCGCTGATATTCCCGGTATTTGTCCCGACTTTCAAGTGACTGATACCTTTCCCAAGAGGACAGTTTTAAGATGTTGTCAATGACCTCGATCATGCCGAACTGCTCGAAAACTTTCAGACCAAGCTTGACGGTCTGGAGCGGCATATCGAACTCGGTCGCAAGGGTCTCCACGGTGTACGGAATGTCTTGCGTGATATACACCTGCCCGTAGTTGTTGATCTGTCCGGCAAGGCACATCAACTGAAACCACATCAGGCAGATGTCCGTCCCCTCCGGGAGTTTCCTGATCTGCTTGATTTTGCGATTGTCGAAGATATCGACCTGCAACTTGATCCACTTAACGTCAGACATTCTGCTCACCTTCTAAGCTGTACCGGGAAACATAAACCTCTCGACCGCCACGCTTCGGCACTTTCGCAACATCTGTCTTGATGGCGTAACCTTCTTTTCGCAGGTCATATATACGACCCGACAGCCGGGTGCATCCGTACTCCTGAATCGCTTCCAGAGTCGTAATGCTCCCATGCCGCTTTAAATGCTCGAGAATCAAATCTTTATCTGTCATGGCATAATTCCTCAACTTTCTAATTAGAATCGCTTCTTGACCCCTTTACGTCTCTTAGAAGGGCATATCCTCGTCAATATCTTCCGTAGCAATAGGCTCGAAGGTCTCCTGCTCCTTTGCCGGGGCGGTCTGTACTGGCTGGGCATCCTGCTTGCCATCAGCAAACTCCTGATTGTTGACCATAATCTCGAAGGTCTTGACGGTGTTGCCTTCCTTTCCCTTAAAGGAACCCGTTCTGATCTGCCCCTGAACGGCGACCCTCATTCCCTTGCGGAAATACTTCTCGGCGAACTCTGCCGTCTTTCCGAAGGAAACAATGTTGATAAAGTCGGTCTCGCTGTCCCTGCCGCCCCTCGGCACTGCCAACGAATAGCGGCAGATGATAGTTTCCTTCTCGCCCTGAGGTCTGCGAAGCTCCGGGTCTCTTGTCAGTCTTCCGATGATGATCACGTTATTCATTTTCTGTCCTCCATATACTTGTCAATAATGGCGATTGCCGCCTTTTCTGCGTCGCTCCCGGTGTTCCTAAGATTCTCGTAGAGCGGCTTGTTTTCCTTGTACAGTTTCCCAAGTGTCGAGCCGCCTGCTTTCATTTTGCAAGCGTCCACAAATTCCTGCGGGTACTCAGGCTTTTTCGGTGCTACCTGATGGGACTCGGCATCCGGGTCAACCATTTCCTCTGTCGGGATGCAGAAAATCTGGAAACAGGCGTATTTCATTGCGATGCTCATGGCTTTGTTGATGCTCTTGTCGCCGCTATCCATTCCTTCGCCGATCACCTCGGTCTCGATGGTCGAGCCATCAAGTGTACTCATGAACGTGTACCGCACACGGGCGACGGAGTAGATCAATGTTGTTCCCCTTGCGTTCTGCCTTTCCTCTCTCGTCACATCGATCACGGTGGGAACGATAACCACGTGGGCTTTTGTCAGCAGAGGATGAAGAACGTTCATCACGTCATCGATGCCCCTGAAGTTGAATCCCTGCATCGTGTTCCTGCTGTTCTTGCCGATTGCTCCGATCTCCTGCATAATCGTCTGAACGCCGTTCAGAATTTCCATGCTGTCTCTGATAGGTTCCATGTTTTACCCCTTTTCACTTAATCTGAAGATTCTGACCTCTCTCCCCGTAGTGGAAGAAGTCGCTTGTATTGCCGTTGTCAAGATACCGCCTTATCACATCGTCGTCCGGGCTGTAGGTCACCTTTTCCCGTCTAAACTCCTTCGGAAGGTCTGCCGGGTTCACAGTGTAGACCAGCGGTTGCTTGCCGCCGTTATTGCGGACGCTGAACGAAAACAGCTCCGTCTTGAACTTGGTCTTCCCTGTCTCGATCATGGCTGTTTTCAGCCGTTCCTTCATTCTGTCCATGTTACTGCGGATTGCTTTTGCTCTTTCAGCAAGGCGTTTCGCCTGCTTCTCAGCCGCTTCCGCATCTGCGTCAAGCTGAGCAAGTACCCTTGCGTAGCCATCAGCCTTGTCCTCAATCTCCCCGGTGATGCTGTCCATCGTGTCCGCTATTGCCTGCGGGTCAATCTCCGGGTCGTCTGCCATTTCCAGCAGGGTTCTGTACTCTGCCGTCAGATCATATAGTGTGCTCATTCCTTCACCTTCTTGATTGTAATGTGATTCACGAGGTACAGCGGAACGACCGCATCCCCGATCTTGATAAACTTCATAGGGTACCCGGTTTTATCTTCGCAGATGATCACGTTTTTCAGGTGGTCTTCGATATTCCCGACAGCCTTTCCCGTCACTGTAACATTGTGCATCTTCTTCAGATCGTCGTCCCACACACGGGAGTCTGTTACGATTTCAAATTCAAACATTGCAATTGCCTTTCTGCCGTGATATAATCGGCTTGTGTGATTTTCTAAGCGTCTCGCCTGAGCCCCTTGCTCGGCGGGGCGTTTTCTGTTACTGGGATTTTTCTATTAGAACGATCTCGCCGGGAGTTCGGGCATAACCGCAACGTAAACCCGACGTCTTTCGATCTTTTCATGATTTCTGTACCTCGGATAGAGGTTCATGATCTTCTGCTGTGCCTTGCGGGCTTCCGCTTCCCAGTAAGCTTCCTGCTCGCTCCGTCCGTTGATATAATGGTCGAGGGCAATCTCTTTGCACCATTCAACCTGCTTTCTTAACCGCTCCCGTTCCTTTTTCTGACTTCTCGTCATGGCTCATACCTCTTTCTGCTGTTGTTTTTAGTACCGCCCGGACAAGCACCGGGTCAGGTGTGTTACTTGCGGAGACGTTTACGCTCATCCATCTGTGCCAGCCTTTTTGTGATCGCCGCATCTGATACGCCCATCACATGGGCGAGTTTGTGTGACCAGATGATATAGCTCTTGTACCGTGCCCCCGGCTTCTGGACAATCTCGCCGATGTCCCATTCCCCTGATTCCATGAAACTCACGAGTTGCTTTCGGGACAGACCTGTGATCTCGCAAGCTTCTGGAATTGTTAATACAGCCATCCAGCCTTCCTCCTTTCCTCAAAAGTAAAAGCGTCGAAGGGGACTCGAACCCCCGTCTGCGGCAGTAGGATTGAAATCGGATTATAGTAGTGTTCGCAGAAATACTCCTATAGATAAGCATGATATCCTCATTCAGTCCTGCTCCTGTACGCCGCCGATCTTCCTATAGCCTTATGGCTTGATCTACCGACGCTCGATCTTTCTGCACTCCGTATGCATCCTGATCGTTGACCGATGTTGCATCTAATAACGCCCTGAATATCACATTCCCAGTACGATTATTAGATTTGCCCTTTACGGGCAAGCCGCCTGAGTGAATCGAACACTCGTCAACCGCTTACAGGGCGGTGGCTCTGCCTTTGAGCTAAGGCGGCCGGGCGGCTCAGGCGATTGCTTCCACCTGAGACCGCTTAAAGAAGGACGAGTTTTTCATGAACATTTTCTGCTCATCTTCGCCCGTCTCCTTGTTCTTTCTCGTTGTGTGCTTCCAGATGGTGAACTGGGCGATTGCTTTCTGCCCCTTCTGTACCTGATAGCCGAGTTCCTTCCACGCCTGATAGGTGTGAATTTCCTCAGGCTCAGGGATTTCTGTCTGATTCCCTTCGCTATCTACAACCTGCAGGACTCTCCCGGTTGTACCAATGATTCCCTGCTCCATAAGTGCGAATCTTGCTTCGCTGATAATCTGTGCGTTTGTCATGTGTGATTTTCCTCGCTTAGTAGTTCTCGTTCGGGTCTTCCTTTCTCGGCTCCAGATCGCTGTACGCTTCCGCAAGCTCCTGCCGGGTCAGGACGACCTCTTGTTCATGTTCTGTCATGTGTGATCTTCCTTTTCTATTCACTTGTCAAAGTCCGGGGTGACGACCGGGAGATTGAAAACTGTAGGATGAGCAGGTGCTTCACTTCGGGCTTTCCCGACAGCTCGCAACTTGTCCGCTCGGCAAGTACTGTGTCCTCTCGCTGACCGATTCTTCCTCTTGACGGCTTTGACTATGGGTATTAGTGGATATCGGCTATCCCTGATTCGTTTTCTTCCCAAGTTCGAATCACTTTGCTCACTTTCCATGTCGTCCCTGATTTCTTCGGTATCTTTACCGGGTTCTTGTCTTACACATCCATCCGTCTGGCTCGTAGCCAGCCTGACCGCCATGTCACTCTGCATGTAGCCCTACCTGAACCCAGTTCATTCCTGCTTGCTTGCCTTTCCTATTCAGTTTTCAATCTCCAACGGTCAACTATATTCTACTAAATTTTTCTAAAATAATCAACCCCTATTTTCTATATTTTTCACTTTTTTCTAAAAATATTTACTTTTCTACCGCTCCGGGTTATAATATCCTCCGTATATACTTTTTATAAAGGGTTCGATCATAACTATTCGTCTATCATAGCCCGGCGGCAGGTATCGATAAACCACTGCCGCTTGTTGTCCAGTCCTTCCCAAAAGGCTATGACATCCGCTTCGTACTCCCGGTGTAAAAGCACCTGCACAGACTTCATGGTTTTTTTCGCCCACTTCTTTTGAGCGGCATATCCGCTCGCCTTGATCTGGGCGATTTTCTTTGCGTTGGTTTCTGCTGACATTTTCTGCACCTCCTTCCGTGATGTTATCATTCTTCCCCGAGGTAGTCAAGTTCGTAGTCCTTGATCTCGGTCTCGGTCAATTCCCTGTAATACACGATTATGTCCCAGTACTTCCCGGTCTCGTCGTCCATTCTGTCCTTCACCCCGGACGGCTGGCAACCGGGGCTGAAACCCCGGAGCCGCATTCCGTACTTGTATCGCTTCATCAATACCACCCTTTTTCGTCTGCATCACGCAGAAATTGTCTCGCCGCTTCCATGTAGTAGTCCACAACCTTGTCGTCATATCCTGCTTCGTGCAGGTAGTCGATGAAGTTCTTGCCGTCCTCGTATTCCAGTTCCTTCTCGGAAAAGCAACTGCACACGTCCCAGTCACCTTGCCAGTTGTTGATGTGATACTCGTGGTTCGCCATTTCGTAGTAAAAAGCCGATACGGCAAACTCTTTATCTTTCATCAATTCCCGAAGGGGATCAGGCTTGCTGAAATAGTCCCGGATGATTTGTGCATCGCTTCTCAGGTAGAAGCCGCCACCGCCGAAGCTGTAAATCTTGTCCGTGTCCGTCTCCTTCAGCCCCCGTTCTTCCATCGCCTGCTTGAACTGATTCCGTCCGAACGCCCAGAAGATGGGAAGTGCGTCGAACTCTGCCTGCCTTGCGTCTCGATACTCTTTGTAAGTCATGTGTGATTTCCTTTCTGCCGGGGATATGCCGCCCCGGCTCGGCTTGTTATTTTACTCGCAGTCGAACAGGACTGCGATAACAGGCTTCCTGTTATTATACTTTTCTGAAAGCCTTGTCATTACATCGAACAGGGCAAATCTTGGAATCTCAATATTCCTGTCCTCAACGTCTGCCAAGGCACTTCTTGTCCAAATGTTGAGCGAATGTTTCCCCCCGCTGATTGTAAATGTGATTTCCATGTGTGTTTCCTTTCTCCCCGTATATGCCCGGTAGGTCAGGCTTTTTGTCTTACTTGCTGATGAACTCCTTGACCTCTGCCAAGGTAAAGCCATATCTGTCGTTCCCGTCGTGCATCCACTCGCCGTCTGCGTTTTCTGCATCCCAGTAGTTATCGCCGTTTCGAAAACTATGAAAGATGCACTCGCCGTCCGGGCTGTAGCCGTCCGTGCTTTCCGCCTTATAAGCCCACATCCCGTGAGAGCAATACTTTGCTCCGACCTTGAAGCAGGCATACCCGGTATAGCCGAGGGTGATTGCCGTTTCGAGGAATTTCTTCATCTGCTTTAACTGGGTCAAGGAAAGGGTCTCGTTCCACCAGTCGAAGATGCTCAGTTCTTCGCAGACATCCCTGATGTACAGGCGGTTCAGTCCGTAGGACTTCTTGATAGCTTCCATTGCTCTGATCTTGCTGTTAACGTTGTTGAGGGTTTCTTTCGTTGTGAGGGTCATTTCTTTATCTCCTTATGTGTGATTTTCTATCCGGGGTTGTGACCGTGACTTTCGTCCCCGCATTTCCGGGCTTTCGCCCGTCACTCTGCGATTTACTTGATCAGATTGATTCTTTCGTACTCATATTTCCCTTTTCCGATAACAAGCTCAACGGGGTAAGTGCATCCTCTTCCAAGTGTCGGAAACTCATATTCTTTTTTGAAGTAACAAAACGCTTCCTGATCTTTGTTCCAGTCAATGTTGTATTTACGCTTCATGTAATCCTTGGCGGCTTTCGTCATTCTTTCTTCGCTTTCATAGTCGGTATATCTGCCGCAGATTTCATACAGGTGATTTGCTTCTTTCTTTACCTGCTTTAGAAAACTCTCGGGTTTCGGAAGGGCGAAGGCTTTCTTGTCAAGCATCTTCACGAACTGCTGTTTAGTTATGTTTTCGGGAAGTGCCATGTACATGGGCTCGATAATATTGTTGTAGGTTTCGAAGCTTACCTCATATCCTGCAAGTTCCTCAAATTCGTGATGCATCATTTTGTGTGATCTCCTTATGTTTTAATTTTTATGTCTTACTTAACGGTCAACCATATAATACCATATTATATATAATATGTCAATCACTTTTTCTAAAATTTCTAAAAAAGTTTGAAACTTTTTTCTATCCGTGATATAATGACTATGGTTTTTTCATCTCCTTTCTTGTATTGTGTGATACCTTTCTTTTGTGTGTGTAGACCTTTGGAACAACCTCTCTCTACAAAAAGTCCCCGGATTTTTCCGGGGTCTTTTTGTTTATAATCGGTCAATTACGCTTTCGTATAGTCTTGGATTAAGTACGCTTAAAGCGTTCATCAGATCGTCAATCACCGCCATTGCGCCCTCGTATACTATATACGGGACTTGAATTCTGCTTTCCTTTTCGTCCATGTCACTCATTGATAAGGGCATCCCATGTAATATTGCCCACTTCCCCATCTGCGGTCAGGCCATGTTCCTTTTGGAAGGCTTTTACAGCGTATTCCGTGCCCTCACCAAAAATGCCATCACAACCGCCGCAGTACCGAAGATCATAGCCGTGATATTCAAGCATTCCCTGTACAGATGCGACATCCGCACCCTCGTCACCGATTCCCATGATTCTGATCACTTCTTCATTCCCTCCCGATGGTGTAGGTTTTGGCTCTTCGCCGTGGTACTTGTCGTAGAATTTCTGTCCTCTTGCCCGTCTGCGTTCAAGGTTCTCCACGCTCTGATCAGCCGGACGCTCATACCACAGAAGCACGGCATCCGAAGCCTGAGAGACAGAGGTCGCTTTTTTGAGGATGGAGAAGACGGAAGGATATTCCGCTTCGATTTCGGCAGACAGATAGTCAAGCTGACAGTCGAGGTTTCCGATTGATGCTTCCATTGAACGGGCATGACGCAGGAGTTTTTCTTTGCGAGTGTGGTACGTCCATTGAGCAAGTCCGTACCCGTTCCCGTCTCCCGCAAAGTCCTTGTATGTCCCATCGTCCACCGCTTCGGTGTAGTCCTCGGAAGACCACCCAGAGCCATACTGGACGATAGCCGCCACAAGCCCGGACTCGGCTTCAAGGTTTCCCATCAGCCCTGCCGCCCCGTACTCATTCCCAAGCCAGTTGGAAAGGTATGCCCATATCCTGTCAGGCTCTGCATGATAATCTGCCGGAGCAAGGGACGGAATGTCGGTCACCATAGACCACTTCGGTCTACCGAACTTGTAAATCCACTTGTCAGACAGAGAATAGGTATTCTTGCGGACTGCGTTCGAGGAATTGCCCTCGATGGTAGTCACCTTGCCCTGTCGGACATCAACCACGATGCCAGTATGATCATCACCTTCAGCCCCGAAGAAAATCTGATCTCCCTTTTCGGGTGTGCCGTACAGAGCATCAGCTTGCTCGTAGTACCGAGCCGCATAAAGGCATCCTGCTCCAAGGGAGTAGTCAGGCTGATAGACCATCTTCTTCGCATTATCGTAGCCAAAGCAGTGATAATACGCATAATCAGCGAAGACGGCGCACCAATCGTAGCCGTTCTTTTTGCCATTGAACCAATTCGTCTTGTCCAGTTCCTCGGCGTATTTGTTCCGCTTATCCGGGGACGCTTCGTACCCGACCTGAGATTCAAGCCAGTCAATCAGCGTCTGAACCGCTTCACTTTTCGTCATGGGTATCATCGTCCTTCAGGCTGTCCATGAGATACTCAGTACCCACGGAAGACAGGAAAGATTGATCGGTCAGACCTTCACCGATGATGTAAGCAATGACCGCCGCTCCCTGCATGATCAGACCGCTGATGGCTTCAGCCTGTGACTTGTCCTTGCCAAACGCCACAAGCAAACCTGAGACGAACAGTGCAACCGCCATCCAAAATTTTCTGCTTGTCAGCTTTCTTTTCCAGTCGATTTTCATGATCTTTCTCCCTTCAGTTGATTGTTTTTTAACTTGCGTATTCGGAGATTTTTTCGCAGTATCGCCGAATAAATCCCCAAAGAGCATCGTTTTAGGACGAAATTCAGGGCTAAATCTTACATTATGTAAGTTTTACTCCTGACTCTCTTTAGTTTCCATATTGTCAGGGAACTCACTTTGTCCGTGGGCAAAAGATTCTACTTTGATCGTTCGCCCCTGTCTGTCCAACATTGCACAACAATGCTCGAATACCTCAGACACAGCCGCCGCCGCAAGAACGGTATGATACTTTGCTTCTGCTTTGTTTCTGTCCTCAAAAGAAGCAGGAGGAACGATGCCTGTTGTGCCGTTTGCGTAGTGCTGAATTTCGATCACAATGAAGTTCGTCATAATAGCCCTTTCTCCTTCAATCGGTCAACTTTAGCGTGCAGATATCCGTTGCCGCCTTGTGCCGTGTAATGTTCCCACTCCTCGAAAAAACGCTGTCGCTCGATTTCGTCTATGGCTTCGCCCCGGTCAACGTTGCTCAGGAAGGTTACGAGAAAATTTTTACACGCTTCCTTGTCGGTTTTCTTCAGCTCGGTCTCAATCCGTGCCACGCTTTCTTTCAGGGGTTCGATTTCCTCTTTGATTACGACAGTCAGATACTTTTTCAGGCTCTTGCTTATCCATCCAACAATCACCGCAACACCGCCGCCGATGGCAACGATAGTTCCGATGATTGAAGCGATTTGCCCGATTGTTACGTTTTCCATTTTATGCCTCCCTTTCTACAGATACCAATATGTGACCTGAAGCCCATTTATTGTTGTCCCGGATTCACCTACAATATAATCTTTATCCTTATTGCCCGAGTTATAAGGAATAAGTGAGAATGCTCCCGTGTTAGAAGTCCATACGTATGCAGTAATAGCAATAACATCTTTGCCGACTAAACTACTCGGTCGATTTATATTGATGGAATTGCTTGTTGCTACTGTATAATTTGATCCAGAAGTTGTCGTATAGCTTTTTATAATTTCGCTTCTGGTTGGTTCTTGAATCCATGAACTCCACGTTCCATTGATTTTTGATATCGTGTATCTTTTTTGTGTTTGAATCGCATCCGCATGAATGACTACATTGTTTGCTGAATATTTATAGCACGAGATTGCATACGCCGACACCTCCGGCATTCCTGTCGCAGTTCTTCGCTCCTCAGTTGTTGCTTCTACGTAGCCGCTCCATGCTCCCCACGGCAACGCATCAATCTGAGCTGTTAGAGATTGACTACTCGAAAAAACGTAATGCCTTACATAGCCATCGTTCAGCTTTACCCATCCACCCGTAAGACCATCGACTGATAGCCTTTCCGGGATATAGATACTACCGTTGATATATGTCCTTTCTGCGTTCGCAAATAGAAGAGAAGAAGCATTCCCCAACGTCTGACGAATGGACTCTGATGCCGTGGAGAAAAATGTTACCACCTTGTCCATAAACAAATCTATGATCGCCCGGGCTGTAGAAAGTGCAACGGTAACGGTGACGGATTTTCCTACCGCATCCGTAAGAATGGCTTGGCAGTCATAGGCAGAATCTATATCTGCGGCAAAAAGGCTTGAATTTGTGTTTATACCAGTTGTCTGATTAGTCCACGAGTTGACCGTTGTATAGCTTGATGCGGTTTTCTTCTTCTGCTTTAAAGTCAAAGACCAACTGTTCCCGGATACGTTCGACCAAGTTCCCTTTGCCAACATCCTGCCATATGCCCCAAAGCTGTCAGCAACACCGCCAGAATCGTATCTTCCGACAGTCAACTTTAAAGTCGGGGCTTTATAATCCGTTACAGTGACTGTCGTCGTTTTAGTTTTTACCCTGCCACGTTTATCCGTAACCTTAACAGTATAAGTGTTGCTTCCTACAGTTCCGAGAATATCAGACGTGACATTGTACGATGCCGCAGTCGAAGTCGCCGTCTTGCTGACGTTATTTCCACTGAACTGATAGCTTTGTATCTGCGAACCGGTCGAAGCCGTTGCGGAACTCGCCGTCAATTTGACTTTTGATATACCTTTCAGGTAAAGACTATTGAACGCAGAAACCGCTTCCGCTGTCAGGGTAAAATCTGGCAACCATTCGGACGGAACGACAACTGTAACTGTTTTGCTTTTAGAGCCAAGGGATGTACTCCCGTTGTATGTCGTAACAGTTACAGTCATACTTGCGGACGCTGTCGTTGGACAACTTGCCGCCCATGACGCAGGGATTGTATAGCTTGCGGATGTTTCCTGATCCGTTTCCGTATTCGTATAACTTGATGAAATCTGCCACGTCACACTATGCTTAAATGACGCTTTCTTTCTTGAAATAGTTACCGCCAACGAAGACCCAAAATTCACAGATGAATTGCAGGAAAACTCAGAAACGCCACTGATAGCTTTTGCCGTTGTGCTTGCCGTTCCGGTTCTTCCTCTTCCATCTGTGACTGTCACAGTATAGGTGAATGTTCCTGCCGTTGTCGGCGAATGTGCCTTGCTTGCTCCCGTTCCCGATACTGTTCCACCGCTCCAACTATAGGAAGATATTGTCGTTCCAGTTGATGCCGTTCCGCTTGCCGTCAAAGTGATTGTCGTAACGCTGACGAGAATAGCAGAATTCGTTCCTGCATTTGTCAACGTCTTTGATATTGAAACAGTCGGTTTCCAACTGTCAGGAATCGTTGCCGTGCAGGAAGTTGTCTTCGTTCCGATGTTAGTGCTTCCGTTGTAGGTAACACAGGATATGCTCAGAGTATTACTTGTAGCTGTCGGAATTGTATCAGCCCAAGAAGCAGGAATCGTCCAAGACAAAGAAGCACCAACACCAGTTTTAGTCTCCGAATGAGAACCCATGGTCATGGTCAGTGTATGGGTGAAGGAAGACGATGCCCTGTTGGTGTTGATCGTAATAGCAGAGCCGAAAGTTCCGTTCGTCGTTGACGGCTGGGACGCTCTTGCAATCGTGGTTAGTGTCGCAGTACCAGAGCCAGACGATGCAGACAGACCAGTTGTCCCCGCAACATAGCCGTTATTCAGAACGATGCTTACAGACTTTGAGCCATCTGCATTATGCGTGATGGTGAAGGTATGGTCGATTACCGTATATTCATGTGTACCCGATGCAAACGAGACATAATGATCGTTACTATAAGCCGTACCATTTACCGTAATCTTAAAATAACCCGAACCGTAAGTAGTATAATACGAGTTATTCATCCGATAGATCAGTTTGACGTTCAGATCGGACGTATTATTCGCTATGCTGACGTTCGACTCGCTCCACTCAATCCGTCCAGTAATGTCGTTGGTCGAAGTCGTTGAAATTGCAAAACTGCCCATATTTAGTCTCCCACATAAACCACAGTCGTGTTCGTGCCGTTCGAACGGGCAAGCAGTTTGTGGTTTCCGATGTATATAGAATCCGTGGCGTTCAGCACTCCTGCGGTCACTTCCGTACCCGTGATGATCGTGCTGTTACTTGCCGAATCCGTAACTGTAACAGTACCTTGGCTCAGCGTGATGCTCATGCCGTTCGAGGTGACGATCTGCAAGGAAGCATCATCATTGATCTGGAAATGCTGAAGAATGTCAGCCACATCGCCCCTGACCCCTGCCGTGGTATTCTCGGTTTCAATATCAGACCCTTGAATCGTACCGCCCTGAGCCGCAAGATAGAACTGATTGTGCTCCAAATCCCACCAAGTCGAACCATCAGCGGACGAGATAGTTCCGGCACGCATCAGGCTTGCATTGAGGATTCCTGCCGTGATAAAAGTGGCATCAAAGTGCCCGTCTATCGTCCAAGCAGAATTGAAAGTTCCATTGTAGCCCGTCTGCGAGAATCCGATACCATTTTTATTGATTCGGATGCAGTTGACCGCCGTTTCCTTGTCAGGCGTGTCCATGACGATGATTTCCTGCGGATGCCCGTCAGCATCGAGATTCATGACCACGTAGCCACCGAGACCGCCTGAGATCAGGTTTGTGGACTCAGTAAGACGGGAGTTGACCCACGTCTTCGGAGACAGATGGTCAGTCGCTTGCTGAATCGTTTCCTTGATGGTTTTTGCGGCAGACGATCTTACCCGCCCGATCTTCATGGTTGTGAACCGCTCCGCAAGAACATCGTACTTCGTGCCCACTATTCGAGCCGTAACATCAATGTCCAGTTCTTCATAGTAGACCGAGATCGTATCGCCAAGAGCAAGCCTATCAGGGCTTTTGGCATCCCTGTATTCGTCAGTCTGCCATAGGGCTACAAAGTCAACATCAAAGGATTCAGGAACGGAAGGTTGTGCGTGATTCGCAACGTACCTTTCTCCCCATGTCAGTAGCTGTTCCTGCGTCGGTTCATCTTCAAAGTCGGACGTGGCATCCAGCGGAATAACTTGCTGAGTTGGGAAGGTCTGTGCATACGCACTCCATATAACTCCATCATAAAACGTGCTATTTCCGTCCTGATCTTTCCAGTAGGGAACTATACCCGTCCATGTATTTGAAGCGTCGGAAACCTTTTTTGCCGACAGTAAATTCTTGCCGTAGGTGATCTTGTAGCCAGTATCTCTCCCCAGTCTATTTTCAAACTTGCAATCGAAAAGATGGAAGTCCCACTCACCACTGTAAACGTCAAGCAATGAGCCTTGTACTCCACCCATCACCGACCGCATCGGCATCGGGACATCTATGGAATACGGCACGGCTGTTGTCCGTGTCGTAGTGAAGGTGAAGGGATTCTGCGTCATGGAAGCGGCGGCGAAAGCACCAAGAGCCGCAGGAAGATTGCCACCAGAAAAAGGTCTGCAAGTCATACGGGCAAGTCTGTAGTAGACGTGCCACGCATTGACAGTCACCTTCCCATTCATAGGGCGGCTGATCTTGTAGATTTCATAGGGCTCCTTGAATCCCTTATCATCATGGATTGCGTAGATAATTCTGAACGGCTGAATCTCCGAGTAGTTCTGTCCCGTGGTCGGGTAGACCATTGTCAGTTCCCTTGTGCCGTCCAGATTTTCCTCAACATAGCATGAGATCGCATCCGACAGGCTTCCGATGCCCATTGTAGTAAACTGCGTTTCGTCTGCCTTGTACAGTATCGGCTTCATAGCGTCCACCACCTCGGCACAACACTGAGCGTCATTCCCGTGGACAGAGCAACCTCATTCTCGCCCGGCTGAATCAGAAGGAAGTCATTCAGGTACACTCTGATCTTGTCATTGTAGTTTTCCGCAGTCTCGGTGCTGTAGGCTTTTTCCATGTCACAGTCAATAGCCATGTCTGTAACATCTTCAAGCACCTCGATGCTGTACCGACCGATGGTCAGCGTTCCCTGCCCTGTAACCATCAGCAAGGGCTTTGACGGGTACAAAGTCGGGTTTGTGATCGTATCTCCATCGGCAACGGAAATTGTGTTCTCGCCGGAGACGAGCCATTTCTGCGGTTTGCAGTCAAAGTTCAGAGAAGCACGCCCGACAGTAAAGCCGGGGTTCTGCCTTGGCATCATTCCTCCAGTATATTGTCCCTGCGTGTACCAGTCAGGATGGGAAGATGTCTGAAGCCGCTGATACCCCGTCTTGGCAAGCAAGGACTCATTTAACGCCGAAAGTCTTTGCTCGGCTTGTTCTCCGGCAAAGACTATCAGTTCACGTTTTGTGTTCTTGTATCGGTTGTTTCCTCGGTGCAGATCGCCAGTCCGTCCGGGGACGGAAATCGAAGTGTAGTCGTATTCCGTCCCCTCCATTACATCGGACAGCAGAAGGACACCATAGTTGTTGGAGTCGATTCCTCCGAAAACAAAGCTGTCGCTCATGCCAGTGCCCTCCCTTCTCTTTCGAGTTCCTGATTGAGTTTGTCAATGGTGTAGTCTGCAAACTCCTCAACGTCCATGCCCTCAGAAGCATAGACGTTCAGAACGATGCCGCCATAGGTCTGACCGCCCTTTCCCTGTTCGGGGAACTTCACGATATTGCTCATTCCTGCGAACGGGTCAGTCGTGAGATCAGCAATGTCAGCCATTGCATCCTCTACAGAATCAGCATTAGCTTCGATACCAATAGCCATGCCCTCGGGAATCATTTTACCAACCTGATCTCTGAACACTCTTGACGGTGACGCAATTCCGAGGACATTCTTGATCTTCGCAAGAGCGTTCTTTGCGGCAGAAACAGCGGCATCCCAGAGACGAGAAACCGCCCCACCAATACCGTTCACAATTCCGTCGATGATATTCGAACCGATTGACAACCAATCAACTTCGGCAAAAGCATTAAAAATGGCTTCTATGATTTGAGGAATAGCCGCTATAATTTCAGGAATGGCTTCGATCAGTCCGGCAATCAGTTGCACTATTATCTCGATTCCCATTTCAATGAAATCGGCCAAGTGCTCAATGATATAATTCAAGATGCTTGTAATCACTTCGAGAATCGCAGAAATGATGGCCGGAAGATTCGAAACAATACCTTCAGCCAAAGCAAAGATCAGTTCTATACCCATCTCTAAGAGTTCCGGCAGGTCGTTGATTATAAATTCAACGATAGCCATAAGTATATCGCCAATACTTTGAATGATCGTAGGGAGGTTGTCGATCATGCCTTGTGCGATGCTCTTAACGATCTCGATTCCTTTTTGAAGGATGGTAGGCAAGTTCTGAATTATATATGTCGTAACTGTAGTGACCAAGGTAATAACTGCAGTCACGAGAGCCGGAAGATTGTCTAAAATACCTTCAACCAGCTTCAAGAGAAGGTCTGTTCCAGCCATGACAATAGATGGCAGGTTTTCTATGATTACAGTCAGGAAATTCGAGATCAACTGGCTCGCAACATCTGTCAATTGTGGTGCAACTGAAAGCAATTGCTTGATAAAATTGTTCACGCCATTTGTGATCTGTCCAATTCCAGACGATGCATCCCCGGAAAACAGTTGCGTCAGTCCTCCCATAACATCAGTGATAGAAGGAAGAAAGGTCTCTATAACAGACCGCTTTGTTCCATCAATCGCCGTGTTCATGTCCTGCAACGTATCCTGATAGGCCGCCGATGCCGCTACCATTTCATCTGACATCACCCCGCCAAGGTCATGAACCGCTTGCCTCATGGCTTCGGTGTCTTCAGCAGATGTATTCAACAGCGGTTGCAGTTCCATATATGACCTGCCAAGCAGATCACTTGCAATGGCGTTCCGCTCTGTTTCGTCACCCACGTTTTGCAGTGCGGTAATAGTCGCAGAAAACAATTCTTCCTGTGACATAGCCGCCACCTGCTCTTGACTGATGCCAAGTGCTTCAAACGCCGCACCACCATCCTCTACCGCCTTTTGGAGCGTCTTCATGGCAGGTTGCAAGGCAGATATAGACGTTCCTGAGTGCTGAAGGATAGCATCCCATTCCTGATACGCCGTAGCTGACAGACCCAGTTTCTGAGATTGCTTGTCAATGGCATCGCCCTGTGAAGCAACCTTCCCAGTTGCATCTATAAGAGCCTTGCCCCCGGCTATGGTCGCAGTTGTCAAAGCCGTTACCGCTCCAACGGCAACCTTTGCGCCTGACGCAAGTCCAGTCTTTAGCTTTGAGCCAAACCCTGACCCCTTTTCTTCTGCCGATGCGAGGGATTCGTCATACTGGGATGAATCCAACGTCAACGAAGCGACAAGGTCAAAAACGTTCATCCTGTCTCCCCCTTCGGTTTGTAACTCAACCCGGCATTTTTCATGATATCCTGTGCAACCTCTTCCGCTGTCCGTTCATCTTCCTTTCGTGGGGACATGATTTCCGCAAAGCGTCTCGTGAGTGCTTCTGCGGTGTTATCCCGTCCGAAATACTTGATGCAGTTATCAGCGATAGCTTTCAGCGCATCGGTTGTGTATATCTGATATGCCCGGTCTATCTGACGAAGGCGGTACGTCTGAGCAACGTGCTCGATTATGTACCGCCTTCCCATTAGTTCTATGAAATCTGTCCTGATGCTTTCAAGGCAGATAAAGTATTCATCTGCCCCAATCTGCTCAATGAGATAAAAAAACTCAACACACCTTCATCGCCCATCAGTTCCGCAACCTGACCAAGATAGAAGGACATCGGATAGTCATTGACGTTCTGCGGCTCTACAAAGCACGCAAGGGCAAGGACTTCCAGCGTTTCTTCCGGGTGCTTTTCAAGGCAGTTGTCGAGAATCAGGCTCATGTTCTCAAACGCCTTTTTCTTGATCAGTTCAGCTTTCTGTTCCTTGGTATCAGCACCATTGAAGTCGGGCATACGTTTCCTGATTTCGGTGATCTCATTCACTGTCAGCCATTTTTCAACCGCCTTTTTGATGCGGTTTGTCTGCTTCAGAAATTCGATGGGCGTGCAGGTAGCGAGATTCTTTTTATCCATAGCGTGTTCCTCCTGTTGTCAGCCTTTACACTGTCCCGGCTTTAAGATATACCTCGAAGGGAACTGTGTCCTGTGCATTAAGGCTATAATGTCCGTGATACTCAAAGGCAAGCTGGCCTTTTCCATTCTTGGTTGTAGTGATCTGTAAAGAAGTCTGATTCAGAGCGTTCAGCAGGTGAATAGCCATGAATCCGGCTGTTGCACCTGTGTTCTTATCAGAGTAGTCACCAATCCACCACACTTCCTTGAAGTCGGTTGTACTCAGTTCGTTGTTCGGTACTACCTTGTCAACGCCGCTCGTGGATGTCTTTGTGGCAGAGCCTACAAGGGACTCAAGACTTGACCCGGTAACAGTCAGGAAAGTTCCGCTCATGACGGGGTCATATCCGTCAATTCGCTTTAACTCCATCATGTTGTTCGGGCAGTTGTCGATATCCTCGCCCCAGTCGCTATAAGTGGGATTGGCGTTGAATGTGATACCGCCAGTCGTTGCGCCAAGAAGGTTTCCGATAGTACCATCAGCAGGGGTAAACTCATCAACGAGGATACCAGCGTTCAATACAAGGTGCTGAAAAGTATCGTTCGGAATCTGTGTATACTTCATGTCCTTTTACCTCATGATTTTAAAAATTCAATCTCCACAAGGAGATTGATGCGTTTTATTTGCTTGTCCGCATATCCCGTATCAACAGGCTGAGCGAACGGGGTTGTGTTTGATTTGTGAATCCACATCATACCGCCATCAACTGGTAGTGTTACACCTTCGCCGATAGCCGTTCCTATCTGATCGGCTTTAAGTGATATATCTTCCCACGTTGCGGAGCGATACCATAGAGAGACATTTACCGCCCTGACCTGATCATATACACCCGAAAATGCTTCGTAGGTCAGATACGGAAACTTGTCCTGTTCGTTGACAATTTCCTCATCTATGCTCGTGAATTCGTTGTATGCCGGAAGTCCGAACGATGACCAAAAATCATACTGCGCTTGCCATGTGTTCACAATTCACCTCATACGGGAAGGGTGTATTCTTCTGCCGTTACATTTCGCATATTCAGCGTGGCAGATGCAGGGGTTTTTAAATCATCCCCATCGGATGTCACCCGAAGCACTTTTCCGTCAGATACACGTCTGAGTAAATCGTGATACTGAAGGTTGATGTTCTTTTTCGTGGTAATCGTGTACAGGCTTGTCAGTCCTTGCACAACTCCGATTCGTGCTTCTGTTGATGCGTTAAAGGCCACCGCCGCTTGAAAGGTAGCACCGTCTGTATGCACAGTCTTGATACCGCCGTATCCGTCCGGCTGGGTCGTCTTGTCAATCATGACAAGCGTTTCCATAAATTCATCAAGCAAACTCATGGCAATTTCCTCCACGGGTTCAGACGTGATGCGAAAGCACTTTGCCACGTTCCGCCCTGACCATTTGCTGACGCACCGCCACCGCTTTTGCTGTAGCTGTAGCCGCCAAAAGACTCGGAATTGTAGGGAGACATATTGACGGAATCATAGCCGCCATATTTGTCCTGCCACAGTTCGATTTCATCAGCCAGTGAAACAACAACGGGCGGTATAGCCATAGACCACACCGCCCCATGAAACTCCTCCGGCATCAGAGTGGACGGATATTTATGCACCCCGTCATTGAACAGGCTTCCTACAATCCTGTAATATTGTCCATCCTGTAATGACAACGCACCGCCCACAAGGCTTATATGTCCGTTATCATCAATGACGAATGAACCTATCCACTTGGCCTGATCTCTGTCAAACCAGTTGTGGAGATGCTGACAAATCTCGGTGAGCATATATCCGTTCCCCCTTTACTTCAAGAACTCGGACATAACATAGCCGCCGTCTTTGACAGCAAGCCAACCATCCGGCGCATTCGCCGTCTTGTCAACCTTGATCTTTTCCCCATACGGGAGAACCGCAAGGACTTTGCTTTCCTTGTTCGGTTTCTCCCGTAGGTTCAGACCATCTTTCCAGTTGACGGAGTATGTCACCCGTTCTGCCATCTTTTAGCCCGCCGGATAGGTGATAGTACCCTTCACAACGCCGCCAGCGTATTCCGCAAGAATCTGAATGCCATCCATGACAAGAGATTCGATCTGCGCACGTTCCTCATTCTGATAGCCGGACTTGATTCCGATGAAACCAGTCTCATCAGCGGTCAGGTTGAAGGCGTTTGCGATATCGCCGTTCATGGTCAGGTAGTACAGAATCAGATTCTGCTTTGCGGTAGCGATGAAAGTACCAGCGGTGATGCGAGAAGACATGATCACAGTACCGAGACCAAGGAAGTTCTCGATGTAGTTCATGCCGAATGCGGTCTGCATGGAAATCTGCGCACCGCCAAGATACTTGGCAACGTCAGCAGGGTTCACGAAGTATACAGACTCAGCGGTATCATCCTCGAATGCGACCTGAAGTTTTCCCCATGCGTCAGCAAGGGCGGCCTGTAAACCCTGACCAGTAGCGGACACAGAACCAGTGATAGTTCCGTTAAGGAAAGTAAACAGGTCAGCACGCACGCCGTTCTGTACCTGACGCATCAGGGCGGCATCGGTCTCATTGACTGCGGCATCATAGCCGGACTTCTTAATTGCTTCGGCAGATACGGCCTTTCTCCACTTCTTCAGAGTGATTTCCCCGATAGGAGTCTTGGCGGTCGCAAACTGAGACAGGGGAATGACTTCGCCTTCGGGAACTGCGCCACTCTGTAAAGTACCAGTGGTGGTGTAGTAGTACATCGTAGTTCCTTCCATCATGGGGATTCTACGGGTAACGCCCAGCACTTCCATCAGTTTGTCAAGGCTGTCATGGGTAAACTGCTGAACAAAATCGACTTCTCTTGCCTTCGCCATCTGCTGAATGGTAATCAGATTGGTTTCGGCGGTAGTGACTACATTAGCCATTCTTTTTCTCCTTTTTAAAATCCGAATAATTCATGGTTTTCGGCAATAGCCTTCTGACGTTCGCCACGGTCTTTGATGCCCATGATCTGCTCTTTTGTCATCTTGCTCTTGCCAGTATTAGAAGGTGGGGTCGCTGTGGTAGCACCTTCTTTGGTGGTATGCTGGATATAATCAGACCATTCTTCCTTAATGCCCTTGAGAATATCCTTGCTGTTTTTGGCGTTGCCTTCGCCGTCAAGCTCCAAGGTACTCAGGTCAAAATACTTGATAGCCTTCTGCACGCCAGCTTCAGTTAGCCCGGCATCTTTGGCTATCTTTGCAAGCACATCTTTTTTCTGTGCCGCAACTTCCTTGTCCTGTACCTCTTTCTTGTAGTTGTCGTATTCCTGTTTCAGCTTGTCGTAAGCATCGTTTCCCTTCGATGTGGTTTCGACCTGTTCCTTGAGGTCGGAAATTTCCTTTTTCAAAGCGTCTACAGTTTCGACATGGGCTTCAATGATTTGATCTACCTTGTCCGCTTCAATTCCAAAAGCGGCTAAAAATTTGCGTGTCAACGCCATAACAATTATCCCCCTGTTCTTCGGTGGTATTTTCCCCGGTTCTTCGGGTAAAACAAAAAAGAGCCGAAATGCAGTTATACTGCAAATCGGCTCTTGGCTCTTATCCTTTGGCTCTTGGCTCTTTATCAGCAACCACAAGTGGAATGATTCTGCCGCATCCTCTGCACTTGACTGTTATCTTTCCGTTTTCAATGATAGCAATCAATTTGCCGCAGTCACACCGCACTTCGTTGCTCTTTTTTTGTTTGCTCAATTCTACCACATCCCCCACATAATCGTCAAGTGTTGATTATCTCAGCTGTTCCGCAGTTCCTGATCAGCTATGGCTTGATAGGTGTCAAGGTTGTTCTGTATGGCATCACGCAGGAAGTGTATTCCCTTCATGCCACGTGTGATATGCACGTTCCCTTCATCGTCCTTGTACATCCACGGGGTCTGTCTGCCGCCTTCGATGTAGATTCCTGTTCCCAGTTCGTTATATATGGCATATTCGTTGTTCGTCCCGACGTAGGTGGTTTCTGCGTCGATGTCTGATTCATGGGATATACTGTTTCTCAGGTTTCCAGTGTCCACACGTCCTTCTGACGTTATGATGTTGATTGCTTCGCCTTCTGCTATCTGTCCCCACGTTTCGAGTATACGGGCAATGATCTCATCTTTCGCCGTGATGATCTCGTCTGCGTGGGACTGCATTTCCACAGATACATTCGCCATTATCTGCCGCCCTCTTTCCAGTCCTTGTAACTCATTTCACCCATCTTCGGGGAAGAGGTTACCGTATTGCCTTCAAATCCTTCGACCACAGAACGCATGGTGCAACGGCAATTATAGACTTCACCAGCATCAGCATACGGGTCACCCGGATACATGATCTCATCGCCGTATTCAGTCACCCAAGGCTCGTCAACGTCAACTCTGACCCCGTGTAAATCCCTGTGCGTGTGCCGTGTCCTATCATCCAGCGTTGCCACCCATTCACGCTTCATCTTGACACCCAGTTCCACGGCTTCTTTCATACTGTCTTCACGCCCTGCGTTCTGTGCTGAAGTCATCATGGTTCTTGCGTTTCTGACAGCGGCATCATAGTTCTTTTCCGTGACTTCTTCAAGGCATCGAGCCATTTCCGGGATAGACTGCCCTTGTACTATCGCCTGTGTAACTACGGATTGCACTTGCTTTTTGTTCCATGCCACATCCTTGTTTTTCTTGATGCGCAGGGCGGTTTTCGAGCCGGGACGGGGGTCAGGTATCAGCTTCGGATTCTCACGCCACATCTTTTCAACCGCCTTGCGATTGTACAGGTCAAAGGAATATGTGAGTTTTCCCGTCTTCTGAATCTGAAATGTCTCAAAGTTCCGATTGAGTGCGTAAACCTCTGCCATGTGTCCATGTACCACGCTTTTCGCAATGTTGTTCACATTGGCGTAGTCCTCTGCGACAGTTTCAAGCAGGGATTCCCACCGCTTGCCCATCATGATATGACGGAATCGCCAGTCCTTGTAATCCTTTTCGGTGATCTTTCCAGCGTCAAGCAGTTTCTTTTGTACTGCGTCCTGATCGGTAAACTGCTTCATGTAGGCGGCTAACTTTTCGGTCAGTGCGTCAGCCGCCTTGTAATATTCCTTTGCCAGTTCCCCTTCGATGGTCTCTATAACTTCGTCTGTTTCCCGGTGCGCTATGTCAACGGGAAATCTGATCTTCCTTGCCATAGCATCACCCCTTTATCAAACTTCCTCTGTCTGTTCTTCCGGCTGTCCCTGTGTCTGCTCCTGATTGTTTACAGACTGGGCGGCGGCAATCTGATCTTCTAACTGCTCAACCTTTGTCCTGTAGCTTTCGATCTCGTCAGCGTCCATCTGCGCAAGCATATCATCGGCAAGGTCACCGTCCCCGAAGATGGTCAGAATCTTTCTTGTTACATACTCAGGAGTGAGAGCCTGTGCGGCTTGCAGAACAGACGTGATTTCCTCACTTCTGTTGATGATTCGAGAGCGTGTCCAAGTGGGTTCATCATCAATACCCACAAGGTCAAGGATAGCATAGACAAATTCCCTGATTCTGTCCTCGTACTTGTTCGCCTTGCCGTTCATCGGCTCATACGATGCTTCAATCTGCGTGGCGGTGATAGCACCTGACGCAATCGCCTTCACATCAAGAGCCATGAAGTTGTCAAAGATCAGCGAGCGCAGAGTGTTCAGAAGTTCTTTGCGTCCGTTGTATGGTGCTTCTATGGTGTGCGATTCGGCGGTTGCCCCTTGCGATTCAACTACTGCGGCATGAACTGTCCTCATGTGGTCAAGGAATTTGGCAAGGTCTACATCATCCATGCCAGCGGCGTTCTGAATAGACCAGTACAGATATGACGCTTCGTCAATCGTGTTCGCAAAGCCTGACATGATCAAATCGTAACAGTCAATCCACTCCCTCATGCCGTCAAACTCTGACCGATGGAACGAATTTGCGAACATGGGAACGATGGGGAAAGACGGGTAGTTCTCCCCGTTGTAAATCTTTTCCCCGTCAGCTTCGCTATATGTGATGGTGTAAGTGTATGCCCGTTTCGGTGTGACGATATATCCGGCATTCTGTTCGTCCTTGTCACCGCCCCATGCATAATCCGTGTATCCATCAACCTCATAGAAGGTAGCACGCAACGGGCGATTATCAGACAGTTGCCAAAATCTGACACCTACCATCAACGCACCGTTTTCTTCATCGTACAGTGGGGCGAAGTCCAAAAGCCCAAAGACATCAAGATGGTCAAGGTTGAAGAATCCGAATGACTGACCCTGCACCAGTGCCATTTCTCCGGCCTTCATAAGCTGGGAATCAAACTTGATGCGGTTCGTTCCCAATTTGTCCTTGGTGTCTTTCTTGCCCCATGTTGTGCCGTTGCCAAGGATATATTGGTTTTCCTGCGTGACAAGGTAGTTAAAAAGATTCGTCCGCAGTTTGTAGTTTGCGGAAAAGTTATCCGGCACGGCCTGACCAGTCATGGTATACAGCAGTTTCTGATATTCCATGATTGTCATGTTCTGATGCTCGTAGTACGCTTCTGCCACTTTCGCAATTTTGTACTCAGCGGAATTTTTGTGGTCTTTGATGACAGCCCTGACAAAGTCCATACGTTCCTTGTCTCCCTGTCCAATTTCAAGATAGTCCTGATACGTGATCATTGATATACTCCCCTTTTATCCGTATAACAAAGGCTTGTAGGTGCTTTCGCCCTTACGCCATAGTAACCGTGCCAGTGATGCGCAACTATCCGGGGCATCGTCGTGTTCGGCTTTTTCGTTGTAGTCGCAAATCTGACTGATGTATTCCTCGTCCGTCCCGGCTACAAACTCCACGTCTGTCCAGATAGCTTTTAGGTAGGTGCTGATCTTGATATACTTGTTCATGTCCTCGTGGTATGGGTTAACCCTTTCACCACGACGCTTGAAATCCTTTGCAAGAAAGCCCTTGTCGCCGTTCGTTTCAAGGCTGATCTTCCCGGCATTGAAAGCCGCCCGGAATCTGCATATATCATCCATAACGTCGCTGACGGACTTCTGCCACATCTTTCCGAAGATGTAGTACTTTCCGTCATGCCGCCGCATGATGGTGAACGCCGTGTAATCGTCTCCTCCGTATGCCGCATCGACGTGGCAGATTCCCTGTTCCACAAGAGCCGGGTCTGCGTTCTTGACTGGCTCGGTGAACATCACGTCTTCGTCTGCTATGTGCTTCAGCAGGTAGTTGGCAGAAAACAGACTTTTGGTCATGTGTAACCGAGCATCTTCTACCTGCTCTGCTGTCATAAGCCCCGTCTGATAACAGTCGTACTTGGTCGGCGGCGGCATCAGCGAAAAAGCATCGTCCGGGTGCCACGGAGTCCCGGAATTGAATATCCTGCACCCATTTTCCCTATTCCTCAGGTTGTATGCTTCCTGATAAAACGCCTTTGTCCTCTCCCGTTCCGCCCGGCTTGCCCGGTCTTCCTTGTTTACAATATCGTCCGTGAAGATAATGTCGTAGTGTTTACCCGTAACAGAAGACTTCGTTCCGAACCCGGTGAGCTGTGACGTACCCTTGATATCACCCATCAGATTCGTCGTTAAAGCCACGGAATTGTCCTCAATGAGGAATATATCATCTTCCCAGATTGCACCGCTTAAAACAGCCGTTACGGGGCTTATAAGTATGTTCTTGACCTGCTTGATGATCTCCTTCACGTCGTCGTCCGTCTTTCGAATGAAAGCAATCCTTTTCCCCGGCTGAAGAATCATCAGCTCAGCAAGGGCGATGGACACACAGGTGGTCTTGTACGACCCTCGGTGAGCCTGAAGAGTGTCGTCCTGCGTCCCCTGAATCATCCTTATCAGCCACCCGTTATGAATGTCTGTAAGTAGGTCAAAGCCCAGCAGGTGTCCGTAGCCTACTGGGTTTTCCAAAAGAAATTTAATTGCCTGACTTCTGTCCATATTCTTCGACAAGGGCTTCCACCTTGTCCCGTATATCCTGAGATATTTCTACCTTCGCAACCTTCTCCACGGGCTTCTCACCGATGGTGTCACGCACAAGTTCAAAGGCACGCAGGTCACCCTTGACCGCCTTTGCTATCACCGCCTGAGCAAGGGCTTCCGCACCGTTCATGGTGTTTCCTTTCTTGTCCGTGTGGTCTGAAGTAAGCCATGCATCGAAAATCTGGGCGAACGTTTTCCGCTTCTTGAGATTCTCTTGTCGTGCTCTCCTTGCTTTTTCCCGGTCTTCATCCGTGAATTTATACTCCGAAGGTCTCAGGTTCTGTTCGTTTGCCATCTTGCTCCCCCCTTTCTTTTTACTCCTCGGGCAGGGACTTGCGCCCTGCATAGGCGATCATTCCATCGCCAAGAGAAAAGGTTCCCCGCCCTCTCAGGCATCCGAGGAACATATTCAACAGCAGGCTGATGTTAAATTTTTTCCTGCTTTGAACTATCTTTTTTTAGCCGCATAAGGTTCACGATCTGAACAATGATCAAAACCGTGTTCAACAGGATGTTGCTCAATGACCCTATTAAAAACCCATATACAACAAACAGCCCGGCTCCTATAGCATCGACAATTCTGATCCTCTTTTCATCCTTCATCAGAAAAGCCACGATAATCAGAAGAGACCCGGCAATACCAACGACTTCGTTATTCATCAGCCGTCTTCAGCTTCTTTGCGGCATAAAGGAACGGAGTGTCGCAAAGTCCCACAACCACCTCAACCAAAGTTGAAGCAAGTGCGATTCCAAAGATTTGCCCAGCAGAATAGATTCCACCGAATGCGAAGAAAGCGAAACCGAAGTTTTCCAGACAGTTAAAAGTGATGGTGGAAACGTTATTCCTGAGCCACATCATTTTGTCCCCGGTCTTCTCCTTGATCTTCTGATACAGCCAAACGTCTCCAAAGTTAGAAACCAAATACCAGAACATACTTGAAAGGGTGATTCTGATATTCAGCCCGAACATTGCCGCCATGTGCTCGCCCATCGTGTCAATCGGGGATGATTTGTAGGCAATCGCAATGATCATTGTCCCCAGATATACAAGGTTCGCAAATAGACCAACCAGAACGCCTTTTCTTGCGTCTTTTTGGCTGTAGCACTCGTTAAGAATATCAGTGGCAAGGAACGTCGATGAAAACAGAACGTGCCCGATACCTGCATTGAGCATCAGCAGGGTGGCGTTCTTTCCCTGAACGACATTCGCCAGAACGGATGCGAGTGCGATCCATACGAAAACTCCATTCTTTCCGAATAGCTTTTTCGAGAGTAACAATGCCGTGAAGCAAGCGGCAATTTCTACGACAAGTAGTAGGTTGTTCATACATTTTCTCCTTTCAACCATTGTATTCAGCGTTGTCGTCCGCTTATGTCATGGGCTTTTGCCCGTGGCTTCAATCTTGATTTCCGCACCATGATGCATACTGTTTTTTCAGCAGGTGCCCCGCCATCCAGTAGTAGTAGTAGTAGATGCGTTTGTCCGTGGGTTCAATTCCAAGGTCTACAAGCAGGTGCTTGATATTTTCCCATCCTTCTCTGACCTTTTCTTCTTTGATTTCCCTGACGCTGTGACCAAGTATTCTTCCGTACCTGTTCACCTGTTGCCAAGAAGTGGAGTCCGCCGATGTTGCAAAAGTGCATTTTCGTAGAATACTCTCCTGCGTGCATCCAAGAAGGTGAATGTCTATCCCCGGTTTCCTTTCCTTTATGTGCGAAGCCAGAGCGTACACATCTTCCTGATATGTTTTCGGCTTTACTATTCTTAATTCCGGGACGGAAATTGCAATATAATCGCTGAAATCTATCAGGCTTTCCAGCCCCTTTTTCCCGTCCTCAAAATGAAATACGTTGATGATTTTGTTGTGCGGTAGTTGCTTTCGCATCTGCTTTCGGAGTTCCCAAGCAAGATCAGTTCCGAGCAATTTTTGACAATCACACTCGACACAGGTAACGTTCCAAGCTCGGTTCTGATTGACGTATTCCACGATGGCATCTTTCCATCTTCGAATGAATTTCTCGTCCGGCTTCACATCTTTGCATGCTCCAAACATAAGGGAAAACAGTCCGCTGTCCATGATGACGTGCTTTGAGATTTTCGGGAGCTCATTTATCGCTACCATGTGTTTTGCGTTGGTGAATCCACCTCGCACAACTCCAAATTGATCGGCGATAAATGGGAGCACGGTAAACAGAAAGTAGTTCACCCCGGCATCATGAAGCACCGAGGCAAATTCATAGTTCTCACTTCCTGCAAAGTGGACTTTTACGTTGTTCCCAAGGAATCCGTGTTGATACTGTTTCATAATGCTTTTGGGTCATAACCATTTTCCTTCAGGAAAGCCATCACTTTTTCCTGCTCCTCCTCGGTATCAACAATAACCTTGCATCCATAAGTCGGAACAACCGGGTTTGCTTCAACGCCCCTGTCGAAGAAATCGTCAACATAGGCTTCTGAATTATCCCCACCCACGTCAAAGCCGAACTCCGCCATATCGAAGGACAAATCCTCAAGCTCCATGTCCAGCACCGCAAAGTCGAACCCGGTGTTCATGGTCAGCTTGTTGTGTACAAGAGCATAAGCCCGGCGTTCCTCATCTGTAAGGTTGTCCAGCCTGATGATCGGGGCTTCCGTGAATCCAAGTTCTTTCAGTGCGATCAGCCGCCCGTGTCCTTCAATGATTTCGTTGTCTTTCCAAACTGCGATCGGGTCGTTCATGCCGAACTCTTGGATGCTTTTCTTGATCTGCTCAATCTGTTCCGCCGTGTGAATTTTGGCGTTGTTGGCGTATGTCTTCAAATCCTCTATCGGGATATACTCAATCTTCAGTTTCATTTCTTCTGTTTCCTCCTGAGGTTACAGCAGTCGTCCGGGTTGCTGTTGTAGTTGTATTTCCAGAAAAGATAAGCCTGATCCTCATCCTCGCAGACCGTCTTTTCTTTGAAACCTGTAATTCCCTTGATCAGCTCCTTCTTCCGTGCCAGCGGCAGATGTTCGTACCCGCCCTGCTTCACCGTGTAGGGTCTGTAGTCGATGTCGAACCACTTTTTTATCCAAGTATTTACCCGTAGGAACTCGATGCATATCTTATCAATTCCAAGCCCGTTTAAACGTTCCAGATCAACGTATTCCGGGATGAAGGGGCTGAGCCTGAGTGAAACATCATACCCGGCTTCCTGTAGCCTTAGAATCGCCCTTACACGCTCAGACGGCGGTGATGCTTTCTCATAGGTCTTCGCCAGATCGTCGTCCAGCGTTGTCACAGTCACCTGAATATGAGCCAAATCCTTGTCAAGAATAGCCATGTACTCCGGGTCTGCCACGATAGCGGACTTTGTTACGATCAGATATTCCATCTTCCTGCGGTTCAGCATTCTGATGGTCTTGTACGTCACCCGGTGGAGTTTTTCTATCGGCCGGAAGCAATCGGTCATGCCGCCCAGCCGCACAACTGTTCCCCTTGGAATCTTTTTCAGTTCTTTTTCGATCTTGGATATATCACCCACGGCAGGGGCTTGCGGATTCCAGAGCTTCCGAAAATCAAGAAGGGACTTGGCGTAGCAATAACTGCAATCATGCGAGCAACCAAGCCCGTATGTATCGAGCCGGGTCGGGTAGTTACATCTGTCACCCTCACCGCCGCCCGGTGTTTTTGCTTGACTTCCAAAATCCCTCATGTGTGATCTCCGTAGTAGAATGTTTTTCTGCATTTTACTATTTTTTTCTACTTTCCGCAAGTCCTTATTTCTAAAACGCCCCTCTAAGCCCCGTAAACATGGTTTAAAGCCATTTGAATATAAATCTAATAGGATTTATCATTTTCCCATCTGGCACGGCTTAAAACGCAAAATAAACGGCTTAGAAACAAAAACAAAAAAAGAAGCCGATTTCTCAGCTTCTTCATAAAACGTTCAGCAGTTTCTTCACCCTTCGGATTGCTTCCTCGTCCGTACCGCCCTTATGTAACCGCCTTGCCACCATGAACGGCTTCGCTTCCCACAGCCTGTTCAGGAACTCCAGACTTGCCCGTCCTGTCTCGACGTACCACATCAGCGGCGAAAACTCCCGTGCACCTGCATCGCACCCGTAGGTTTCCATCATGTACATCATGATTTTGCCCATCATCATATTGATGTCTGTCCGGCTCATGACCTTCAGATTCTGCATATCTGCTCTCCCCTTTCAGAAAGCCGCCGCCACTTGCGACAGCCTTGCGGTCAGATCGTAATACTGACCGCTTGTAATATCCTCGCACCCGTTCAGCTCTCTTTCCAGTGCGTTCAATTCCACGTCCGTTGCCTTCTCAATGTCGATGTTCTCGATGATTCCGAGATAGATTTCATAAATGCTCATGTGTGATTTTCCTTTCTGTTATTCAGATCAGCTCGTCCATAAGATATTCGACGATGTCCTCGTAGTCTCTCTCAAGGGCTTCTGCCTGATCGATGCAATCCCACCTGCGGAAGTTGTCAAGCTCGTAATCAAGCCAGCCCCGAAGCTCTTTCTCGATCTCGTCCCCGGTCATTCCTCTTTCCTTCAACTCCACCATTTCCGGGTAAAAGGAATCTGCGTATGCCTGATAGCGTTCACTTTTCATTTTGTTTCCTCCTTATTCCTTGTCGAGCGTGTTGTCTTCCATGACCTTCTCCACGACCTTTGCCAGTTCTTTCACGTTCGAGGTCAAGCAGATTTCTTCCTGCTCCCTCGGGTTGAGTGCCTGCCAACTGTTACATCCCCACCTCTGGCTATTCTCGTAGGCGATGATCGTCGTCCACATCCAATCCTGACCATAATCGAAGTAGGTTTCCTGCACCCGGTAGATAATTCCCTTCGGGCTGAATGCCGTCATAAGTGCGGCGGCGGCTTCCAAGTTCTTGTACTCTTGCGTTCCTTTTGCGAATGTCTTGATAAAACTCATGTGTGATTTCCTTTCTCCCCGTGTACCCGATAGGTCAGGTTTATTATTTATCTTACTTCGTTGATCAGGGTTCTAAAGTGGTAGCACTGAATGTTCCATCCACCTGCGTCAATCGTCTGAACCTTTGCCTTTCCTCTCGTCCCGATGATGAAACCGTTCAGATCGCCCTTTTCACCTACTCGAAGATTTCCTGCGTCTGTGATTCGTCCGACAATCTTGTTCGTTCTCTCGATGATGAAATCGTACTTTCGGTCAGCTTCTACGTCCAAGTCCTTCTGCAGGAGTTCCATGTTCAGGACGTACTTGCCGCCCTTCCATTCCATGTACCTGTCGAGGTAGTTGTACTGGCTGTGAATCGCTTTCGCTTCCTTGCTCGGCTTCTCCATTTTCTTCATCAGTTCCTTGTCATTCCTTTCCTTCCAGTGGGAATTAAACCAGTTGCAAAACTCTTTATCAGCTTTGTAATAGTCCTCCAAAGTCTCAACCCATCTGTCCACCGATGCAATGTAGAAGTTTTTCACGTTCTCTTTCCAGTTATTCAGGAAGTCGATAATGACCTGAATGTTCCTGCTGTTGGCTTTTTCTTCTTCCTCTTTCAGGGCTTCTTTGTACTCGTTCAGCTTTTCGGTGGTTTCCTCGATCTCTTTCTCTGCGTTGCTGATTCCTTCTTGAGCGTTCTCGATGTCATATTCCAGCCATTCGATTTCGTACTTATCTGTTGTCTTGGCGATCTTGGCTTTCTTGTTTGCGATGGTCTTCTGATACCGGGCGATTGTCCCCTGTTTCTTCTCGATCTTGGCTTCCGCTTTTGCGATTCTGTCTTTCAAGGTTTCGATTGTCATTTGTGTGATCTCCTTATTTCTTATTTTTTTGTCTTACTTAACGGTCAATAGTATAATACCATATTATATATAATATGTCAATCAATATTTCTAAAAATTTCTATTTTTTCTAAAAAAATAAGCCGCCCACCCGGACGGCTGTGTTTTTCCTATCTTCCCGTGCTTCCGAACCAGTCTTCTTTTCTCCTGTTCTCTATCGCTCTCTGATACTCATTCTCAGGTATGCACACTTCCTGCACCTCTCTCGCAACGGAACAGTGTTCGTATTCCAAGATATTCCGTGCGATTTTCGCATCGTTCTCCGTCTCGAAGATCAGCCCAGTTCCGTAGTTGGCTATGTGCACACCCACAAGTCCGTGCATCGCCTTGATTGCTTCAGAGTTTCTAACCGCATCGGCATCTGACGTGATAAAGCCCCAACACTTGACCTCGCCATCTTTCTTCTGCATCATTCCTTTCCTCCTATCTCCGAGCAAGTGACCTCGATGCCCGGTTCTTCGCCCCACTGCTTCACCGTGACCTCATAGCAGACCTGAGAATCATCTACCCAAAATCCCGCCTTTGTCATGCAGTCTTTGAACAGCTTCAGAAGGTTGTCCGTGTCCGGCTTTGTGGTCTTGTACTCACCCGGCTTATGTTTTCCTCTCGGTTTGAAAGTCCATGTAGTCTTCAGGAAGACAGCACCTTCCATCGGCTTATCAGGCTTGTTCTGATATAGATACCAGAGGAAAGTCTGCTTCGCCTTTTTGACTTCAACCTTCTCGTAAAAGATCGGTCTGCCACCTCTGACGTAGACTCCCTTTTCCTGAGCCGTAACTGTAGGCGGCTCGATGTTGATTTTGAAGTTCATATCCACCTCAGTTTAACGATTTCCATACCCCTTCTTCGGGGTCATAGATTGAGATTCCATAAATGTCGTACTTCAGCATATTTCCGTGTTCGTCCCGGATAATGACCTGACCATCGTCTGGACGTTCAATCCACGGCGGGTTGATCTCCACCTCATCCCCCTTATACGGGTCATTCGCTTTCATGAGGGCGGTAAGGAACATACCGCCCACGACACCGAAAAAGAATACAACGATCAGCCAGTACCATGCGACCATCAGTCCAGTTCCTCCATATATACGAGCAAAATAGCCAAGTCCACCCACAGCAACGCCCCTGCTATCCACAGCAGATAGTGGGCTGTTGAGAATGCCGAGAAGTCAATCACTTGATTTCCTCCGTCCAATATTCTCTTCTGCAAGTCCAGCATGAAGAGAAATCAGCGCACCCTTTATGAACTTTGATGTCAACATCGCATGGACGAATATTTAATAATCCGATAGACACATGAGCACTTGGGAACATCTTTAAAAATTCGCTCTGCCGGGTCTTTACGGGATGCTCCTTCGCCCATTCCTCAACGGCCTTTACATTTTCTTCCGGATCAGTCGGCATCCCACAATCGCCTTTGAGCGGACAATTAATGCAACAACTTTGGAACGTTTCACACATTTTTCGTTTTGTTTTCAGATATTCAACTGCGTCCATTATTCGATCTCCTCCGTCCAGTATTTTCTTGTGCATTCGCCGCAAGATGTTTTTAAGCAATTATCTCCACTTATTGTATGATCGACCATACATGGTGAGATAGCTAAAACTCCATCGGAAGGTATAACAGCATTAGGAAACATTTTTAGAAAATCACCCTGTCTTGTTTTCATCGGGTGTTCCTTTGCCCATTTTTCGACAATTTCAACCATCTGCTCGGCTTTTTGGCAATCATTCTGACAAACCCCAATAGCCTCGCAAGATGAACAATACTTATTGCTATCACACATTTTGTAAAAAGCCCTTAGATATTCAACTGCGTCCATCTTCTTTTCCTTTCTTGTAAGGCTCAGGCAACGGCATCCATGCAATGCACTCAATGGCTTCGTCAAATTCTTCGGAATCATATCGACCATATTCTGCAAGCATGTCTTCCGTAGTGCTTGAGTACCAGTACCATTTACCATTCTTGTAACAAGCAGTTCCCGTGTAGTGTTTCCCGACAATGTACTGATAGTACGATTTAGGGTCTGTATTCTTCCATGTGACAATCACAGGTCTTATGTCTTCTGGCAACTGTTCACTGCAAGGAATCCACCTTTCTTTCTTCCTCTCCAGTTCTGCGTCCTTCAGCGTCTCCCTGATAACCCTGTTCCACCTCGGACAGCAGTGCCGCTCTTGGTCATACTCCTTGCAATCGGTACACCACTCATCGAGTTCCGACTCTGCGGATGGCAACTGAAGAATCAGATTATAAGCATCCGTAAGTCCGTTTGTATAGGATTCCGTTGACTCATCACAAATCGCATACTGAACAAATTTTGCAAGCGCATCAATCGCCGCCTGCCTGTATATCACATCACTCATCGTCTTCATCCTCCTCATTGGCGAATTCCCACCCATCGTCACAACCACCACAACACGGATGCTCATCGCATAGCGTAATTTCGTCTTTCGTACAGATTGTTTCGATGTTGTAAATACACTCTTCCAGTAAACAGTTTACTTTCGCCATGGTCTTCCATCTTCTCCTCTTGAGCAAAAATCATCGTCTTTAATCCAATAGTCTACATTGTCGCAATGGTCATCACGCCTAAACACGCAATCCTTGCATAGCACAACTTCAATGGTCGGAGCATTATCTATATCTGCGACGCTGACCACATTCTCGAAAAACTCTTTATATGAGTGTTTCTTTTTCTTCTTCAGTTCGTTCGCATCAATCATCAGTCTCATCGGTTCTCCTTTCTGCCCAACAGCAGAATGAGTCTTCACAAACCGCCGAACTCATTTCTATACATACCCCGATGGGGTTGTAGTATTTGCAATCCTTGCACCGAACGACCTCCGGTTCTGCTGATGGCAATTGATGCAGATATTTCCACACTGTCATATAGTCCGGATACATTTTGTAACCAGTTCTGTCAGGATCGCCTTTCGGCAGATGCGCCTCTATTTCCTCACATTGGTCAAAAATC